TTTCTATTATTATTCGCCCGTTGATTATCAAGGTGGTTTGCAATATTGTGAGTTAGAAGAAGAGATTTCTAATTATCACATTAATAATATAATGAATGGGTTAGCACCATCTATGCTTATTAACTTTAATAACGGCACACCCAACCAAGAAGAAAGGCAATTATTAGAAAACAAAATTGCATCTAAGTTTAGTGGAACATCAAACGCAGGTAAATTCATACTTGCATTCAATGATAATGCAGAATCAAAGGCAGACATTACTCCTGTTCAGTTAAGCGATGCACACAATCAGTATCAATTCCTTTCCACAGAGGCTACACAAAAAATAATGGTTGCACATAGGATTGTTTCACCTATGTTATTAGGAATAAAAGATAATAGCGGTTTAGGCAATAACGCTGAAGAAATAAAGACTGCAAGTTTATTAATGGACAACACAGTTATCCGTCCGTTTCAAGAACTTTTAATTGATTCATTTGATCAAATACTAGCCTATAATGACATTGCTTTAAATCTTTATTTTGTGACTTTGCAACCATTAGAATTTACAGAGGTTGACACAACAATACAAAGCCAAGAAGACATTGAAGAAGAGACAGGTGTGCAGATGTCAAAGATTAGTTTAAAAGAGATTGATGGGCAAACTGTATTTGAGACTAAAGAAGAAGCAAAAGAAGTAGCAGAGGCACTTGGATGTGAAGGCTCACACGAACACGAAGAAGACGGTAAAATTTGGTTTATGCCTTGTGCATCACATGATGAGGCTATTAATCTTAAAAAGCCTTGTTACGATGGATACGAAATGATAGGAATGAAAACCAAAAACGGTGAAAAAGTTCCTAATTGTGTCCCTATAAAAGCAAGTGAAGAAATTCCCGAATTAACTGATGAAATGGGTAATGAAATACTTGCTGAATTAGAAGGTGAGGTTATCACAGATGAGTGGGAACTAGTAGATGAAAGAGAATATGAAGGTGAGAATCTTGAAGAGTGGGCAACTCAATTAATTCAACCAAGTAAATCAAAACTTCAAAAGTTTGCAGATCAAATTACAGGTAAGCCAAAAGTGTTTTCTGTCTTAGATAAAAACCTTTACAAAATACGATACAAGTATTTTAAGAAATCTAAGAAGGCAATGAAAAGCGGAAATGAATCTAGATTGTTTTGCTCAAATATGATGAAGTTAGCAGGGCAAGGAATCATTTACAGAATTGAAGACATTGACAAAGCATCAGACAAAGGTGTAAACAAGCGACTAGGACACAAAGGGAAGCCTTATAACCTCTTTAAATTCAAAGGTGGTATCTATTGTAGACACGCATGGAAAGAGCAGCTATATAGGCTTAAAAAGAACACAGAGAAAACTGATGATTTTGACAAATATAAAAGAGCAAGAACAATACCTAAGAGTTACAAACCTTCTCCAAGGGGATGGAAAGAGGCACAAATTGCTCCAGTAAATATGCCAAATCAAGGTGCATATCCAACTAAAAAGAAATAAGAAATGGCAACAGTATTATTCATAAATCGCACCGACTTAGTCAGAAATTCTATCTTAGATGGCAATGTTGACACAGACAAATTTATACAGTTTATTAAAATTAGTCAGCAGATAAATATTCAAAACTATCTAGGGACAAAACTCTACGATAAGTTTACTTTAATAGTTGGAAATGGAGACATTGACACTGTTCCCTATGCTGATTATAAGACACTTCTAAACGAATACATTCAGCCTATGTTGATTTGGTTTGCCCAAGTGGATTACCTTCCATTCGCTGCTTACCAAGTAAAGAACGGAGGGGTATTTAAACACACTTCAGAGAACGCTGAGACTGTTAATAAAACAGAAGTAGATTATCTAGTAGAAAAAGCTAGAACACACGCTGAGTGGTACGCTAGAAGGTTTATAGACTATATGTGTTTTAACGAGAATTTGTTTCCCGAATACACTTCGAATGTAAACAATGATATTTATCCAAGTTCTGACGCAACTTTTAACGGATGGGTTCTGTGAGTTACAAACCGAAAGAAGAAAATATTAAAAAATTAAAAAAGTTTTTATTAAAACTAGAAAAAAATGGCTGATTTATTTAATCAACAAATATCCGCAACATATTCGGGTTTACTTAAAACCTCAAGTAGTGGAGTATTAAGCGCATCACTATCACAAATATCTGATGGTAGGGGAAACACATCACCATTATATCTTTCAACTGATTCAATTCAGTTTTATGGAGCATATTCTTTTCCAAATGCAGATGGTTCAGCCAATCAAGTTTTAAAAACTGATGGAGCAGGTGTTTTAACTTGGGCAGATGATGCTAACACAGGAACTGTCACATCAGTAGCGTTAAGTGTTCCAACGGGATTAACTGTTACAGGTTCACCAATTACCACAAATGGAACTATTACCATAGGTGGTACTTTAGGGGTTGCTAATGGAGGAACGGGAGCAACTACATTAACGGGTATTTTAGTAGGTAATGGTACAAGTGCTATTTCAGTGGTATCTGATGGAATAGTTAGTGGACAAGTTTTGTCTACAAATGCTAATGGAACATATTCATTTATAAATGCTGCTACGGGAGATGTAAGTATAAGTGGAACACCAAGTACTAATGAGGTAGCAATATGGACTAATTCAAACACTATAAAAGGAGATGCATCTTTTACAATGAGTTCATCAACTTTTCAAATAAATAATTCAACTGCATCTTCTCAATCAAATTTGATAATAAGTAATAATGATACTGCCATAAATTCAATTCCTGCTAATATAATTTTTAATTCAAACACATTAACAAGTTATAAAACATTAGCACAAATTTATGCAACTAAAATAGATGCTGATATTGCTAATGCATCGGGGAAATTAAATTTTTCAACAACAGATGCAGGAGTTCCATCAGTTAAATTTATTATAAATTCAAATGGTTTATCTGAGTTTTTGGGAAATGTTAATGCTTACAATACCTCTAGTTTAAAACTATATTCTTTAGGGCAAGAAGGTTATTCTAATACTGAATTTTTAGAAATAAAAAAAAGCAGCACAAATGCAATTTTTAATGTAAATAAAGTTGGAACAGGATCAGTTAGAGGTTTAGAATTTCAAACAGGAAACTCTCCAAAACTCACCATCTCATCGAATGGAGAAACTACAATATCAACTACAGCAAGTAATGCTCAAACAGCTTTAACATTAAGTACAGCATCAAGTGCAGCTAGTTTAAATTTTTCAAATACGGGAACATCACCTTCAAATTGGTACATACAAAGTGGTGGTGGTATCACTGGTGCTTTAAGATTTTATTCAAATGTTAGTGGTAGTACTGGTTATCGATTGTCCATCTCATCGGGGGGTGATGCTACATTAAATGGTTATTTAAAACTTGGAACATCTGCATCTCAAACGATATTAGGAGATTTTGGAGAAACAAATACTTATTTAATAAATTATAATAGTGGAGGAACTTTAAAATTTTTAGTAGGTGGTGGATCAACCTCAAATGAAAAACTCACCATCTCTTCGGGGGGTGCAATAGGGCAATCTGTAACTCCAATTTCTGATCCATACGTTGCGGGAGCAGAGCAATGGATGACATACCAAATAGGCAAAGGTGGAATTATTGGAGCATACAAAAACAATAATGAATCAATGTTTGGTTTTAATACTTATACTTCTGCTCCAAGTGGCAATAATAAAGCCGTAATCAGTGGAATTAATGGAACGGCAATAAGGTGTTATGCGGATCAAATAACGTTTAATCATCTTACAAGTTTGGGAACATCCCAAACTCAAAGCACAAAACTCACCATCTCATCTGGTGGTGAAGTTACTATTCCTTACTATGCATCTTCATCAATTACATCTTTAAACGTGACATCGGGGGGATTGTTGACAACTGCATCATCAGATATTTCTTTGAAAAAAGATATTACTAATTTAAACTATGGAATAAACGAAGTTTTAAAATTAAATCCCGTTTCCTTTTATTGGATAGATAATGATTACGGAACAACAAGAGAAATTGGGTTTGTTGCTCAAGAAATAGAAGAGGTTGTTCCCGAAGTTGTTACTGAAAATAATTTAACTAAACTAAAAGCGGTTAACTACGGTAAAATTACATCACTTTTAACAAAAGCCATTCAAGAACAACAAACCATAATAGAAGATTTAAAATCAAGAATTGAAACATTAGAAGGGTAAGCATTACCTACGTTATTAAAACAAGAGTAAATTATGAAACAAATAGAACCAATAGACGTTTGGCAGAATGGAACAACGAAAACTGCCGTAAAATTACAAGCACAAGGGACAAGTGTAACCTTGGGACAAGCAGCCTCTTTTTATTGGCAATTGTTAACTGAAGAAAATTATCAAGTAGCAAACGGTAACCTTGGAATAAGTGGTTCGCAATACTCTGATTGGGGTGCTGATGATGACTACGTTTATACGATTATTGCAGAGGATTTAAATCTAGTAATTGTTGGTGATTGGGTAGATTCCGAAGATTAATTATCTTTGAAGAAAAAAAGCTATGAAAATTACAGATCAAGAATTAGAAACATTACAAGAGCAAGAGAAAAAAAAGAATGCAATTGCTCACGATTTAGGTGCTTTGGAATCAAGAAAGCACAAGTTACTTCACTTACTAGATGATGTAATAGAATATCAAGAAACCACATTTGAATCAATAGAAGAAAGCTATGGCAAAATTAACATCAACCTTGAAACAGGAGAGTACACCGAAATTACGGAAGAAGAAACTAAGTAAAAACCTTTCTTACAAAGAAGGAATTTTTTCTAGTACTGCCGTTAAACTAGGAATTAGTAATGAGCCAACCGAGGAACATTATGAGAATATGCTAGTTACTGCTGAGAAGCTATTTCAGCCAATTAGAGATTGGTGTGGGCATCCTATTCGTATAAATAGTATGTACAGATCAAAAGAATTAAACAAAGCCGTAGGAGGTTCTAAAACAAGCCATCACGCATTTGGGCAGGCTTTAGATTTAGACACACTAGGAGAGAAGTCAAACGCTGATTTATTTAATTGGGCATCTGAGAATCTTGATTTTGATCAGTTGATTTGGGAATTTGGAACAAATGAAGAACCGAATTGGATTCATATTTCTTTCTTGAGCGAAGAAAAGAACAGAAACCAAAAACTAAAAGCAACAAATCACAGAGGAAAAACAAGATATTCTAATGCCAATACCTAAACCAAATAAAAACGAAAAGCAGAAGGATTTTATGGTTCGATGTATTCCCCAGTTAATGGGGGAGTACAAGAAAGATCAAGCCGTTGCTATTTGTTATCAAAAATTCAAAGATAAAAAATGACACAATTAAATGTAGATGTGGACGGAGACAAAAAACCCGATTTTCAAGTTGATTTTAAAACCTTAATAATGGCGGTTGGTATGGTAGTTTCATTAACACTATCATACGCAATGCTCAAAACAGAAATTGAGGTTGCTAAGACACTGCCAAAGCCTATTGTGTCACAAGATGACACTAGGGTGGTTAATCAAAAATTAGATTTTTTAATCAAAGAATTTGAAAAATTTGAATCACAAACAGACAAAAGAATTGAAGATTTAGAACGAAGAGTATTTAAAAAATAGAAATTATGTTAAAGACATTTTTAAATTTAGTGGAAACATTTGTCCCTATTGGGGGCGAACTTCTTGAAAATATTCGTGCGAAGGAGGGTGGAATTAACCGGTTCTTTGCACCAAGGTTTATCAAGCAAATGATAAGGTTATTAGTTGCAGCAGGTGCGGTTTATGCCTTTGTTACAGGCAAAATTTCGCTTGAGGAAGTAGAAGAGGTTGTAAAGTAAATTTTTTTTATTATCATTGCATTGCCGTCAAGGCTAAACTTGCACACTAAACACCAGTGCTTGGATCGGGCAAAATATTTATATCTCCTCAATGGGGGGTAAGGGGGGCATTAACTAGATAAGAACCCCCTTAAAGGGGTTCGTTTAATATGAAGAAATTAACGAGGAGTAAATTAATCAAAAAACTAGATAATGTATTTAGCCAATACATAAGAAGAAAAGATGCTATTAATGACATAGCAAAATGTATCTCATGTGGGGTGGAAAGAAATTGGAAAGAACTTCAATGTGGACACTTTATGAGCAGAAGCCACTATTCTACCCGGTGGGAAATACTTAACGTAGGTGTTCAGTGTATTAGTTGTAACATATTTAAACATGGGCAACAATACTTGTTTAGTAAATACCTAGATAAAACCTTTGGGGAAGGTACATCAAATGAATTGTTTTTAAAATCACAAACACTGGGAAAATTTACCACAAATGAAATTGAAGAAATGATTAAAAAATATAAAGATTTGCTTGATGAATTAGAATAAATCAGTATATTTGAGCAACTTAAATATCTGTGGTGGTATATTTTTTTTAGATAGACTCCTATCTAAATATCTGTTAAAAGGGGAAAATTAATTTTTTCCTCTTTTTTTGTTTAAATAGTTTGTTGTTAAATAAAAGTTTAACATCTTGCATTTATAATTATTAAATATGGAGCAAAAAACACCAACACCATTAAATATCCTTTACGACAAAAAAACAGAACCAAATAGGGATAGATTTTCATTCGCGTTTTCATCAGACATAAATGATTGGATTTACTCAAAACAAAGGAGATACGACAAAAAAGCATATAGAATTAAAAAAAAGCAACAAATTTAATTTTAAAATAAAATGTTTATATTTGTTAAAAAAAACTATGGAAAACATAGAACACATAAAATATCAGTACGAGGTACAGATACAAGAATTTCAATTACTTATACATAAATTGGAAAACAAGATTGAAATGTTACAAGCATTACTTCAATCTAGGGAAAATCCCGAACAGGTTAAATTTTAAATTAAAATTATGGATATATCACTAAACCACAAACTATCAGAAATTCAAACAGAACTAAAAGTTCACAAATCACAAAGGAATAAGTTTGGAAATTACAATTATAGAACTGCTGAAGATTTTACAGAGGCTTTAAAGCCTTTTTTACTGAAATATGATGTTACTGTAACAGTAAAAGAAAAATCATTAGGAGGTGCTTTAATTAAATCAACTGCTATTATAAGTGATGGAGTGCAGAGAATAAAAGCAACATCAATAGTGTGTGTTGACACAGAGCAAAAAGGGATGGCAATGCCACAAAGATATGGGGCAGCAAGTTCTTATGGTAAAAAATACGCATTAGGAAACCTCTTTTTGATTGATGACACACAGGATGCAGATGCAACGAATAAACACAAAAAGCCATTGATTAAAAACACACCTATATACAAACAGGTTGTAGATGCTTTAAAAGATGGATCAAGAAATTTAGATGCAATTAAAAAAACATTTGAAATATCTGAAGAATTAGAATTAGAATTAAAACAATTATAAATATGGGATCACTAGGAAGTATAAATATAAGGGTAGACAAATTACCCAAGGAAAAATTTGTAAAAGGTAAAGATGGGGCGGTGTATTGTGACATAACATTTTCAATAAATGATGACACAAGATACGGTAATAATGT